GTCCATCACGATGATGACCGCCGCCGAGATTCGGCTCAAGCAAAACCCCATCCTCACCAGCCTGCTGCTGGGCATGGGCCAGGGCACGCTCGTGGCCGAACGGCTGTTCCCGCGGCTGCCGCAGGCGCTGTCCAGCGTGACGCTGGCGCAGCTCGGCGACGAGCGCTTCCGCCGCTACAACCTGCGCCGCGCGCCCGGCAGCGCCACCAAGCGCGTGCAGATCAAGTACGAGGGCAAGACCTACGAGGTCAACCAGTACTCGGTAGAGGTGCCGATCCCGCGCGAGCTGCTCCGCGAGGCCGACGAGTCGCGCCGCCTGCACGTCGGCAACTACCTGGACATCAGCCGCGTCGCGATGACCACGGCCAACGACATCCTTGGCCTGGACTACGAGATCGAGGTGTCCGCGCTGGCCGTTGACCCGGCGAGTTATGCCGCGGGCAACGTGCAGGCGCTGGCTGGCGCCACCAAGTGGAGCGCCAGCACCGGCACGCCGGTGACCGACATCCGCGCCGCGCGCGAGGTCATCCGCAAGAAGATCGGCAAGCGGCCCAACGCGCTGGCGCTGTCGGCCGATGCCGCGTTCGCGCTGGCCGGCAATGCCGAGGTGAAGGGCTACCTGCCGTCCACCCAGCTCGGCGTGGCGTCGCTGCAGCAGCTGCAGACCATCCTGGAGATCGACAACATCTTCGTCGGCGACGCGGTCTGGAAGGACGAGGCCGACGTGGTTTCGGACTGCTGGGGCAACAACGCCGTGCTGGCCTACGTGCCCAAGATCGGCGGCAGCGGCGCCGACATCAGTCTGGCGGAGCCCGGCTTCGGCTTCACCAACGTGATGGAAGGCCATCCGTACAGCGAGACCCCGTACTTCGACAACGGCACCAAGAGCTGGGTCTACGGCGCCACCTACGAGCGCCGCGCCAACGTGGCCTACAACAGCGCCGGCTTCCTGTTCCAGAACCCCAAGTAACGCGCCACGAGCGCAGGAGCCCATTGCATGAGCAAGAAGACCTACATCGCCGCCGTGCTGGTGACGTGCCACGTCGACGGCCAGCGCGTGGACGTGCAGCCCGGCGAGCCGGTGCCCGAGCTGTCGGGGCACGACGTGCAGCAGCTGCTGGCCATGAAGGCCATCCGCGACCCCGAGGCCGAAGCCGCCGAAGCCAAGGCCGAGGCGCGCGCCGACAAGGCGGCGCAGGCCGACTTCAAGCAGGCCAAGGAAGCGGCGGTGGCCGCGGCCGAGTCCACGAAGGCCTGACCCGCGGCCTGACGCGCAACCTGAACGGAGCCCAACTTCATGGCAGCTCAGAACAACCCCGGCCGGCAGGCCGACGTGCAGCACGCGGTGACCATCGTCGCCAGCGTGGCGCTGCTGGCCAATCGCTTTGTCGCCTACGACGGCGGCTACCCCAGCGTTGCCGGCGGCGCGAAGGACGTGCAAGGCGTCAGCCAGTCCAATGCCGACGCCGGCCAGGCGCTGGCGCTGACCACCGGCTACAGCGAGCTGGTGGAGTGCGCCGGCGCCATCGCGGCCGGCGCTTACGTCAAGACTGCGACGGACGGCACCGGCCGCGCAGTGGTCGGCTCGCTCACCGACCGGTGCGGCCAGGCGCTGGGCGCCACCACTGCGGCGGGACAGCTCGTCGAGGTGCGGCTGCAGACGCACGTCCACGCCTGACGCCGGCGGCTGACCCACCCGCGCGCCTGGCATGGCCTACGCCACGATCACCGACATGACGGCCCGGTTCGGCGAGCGCGAGCTTGCCGAGCTGACCGATTGCGAGGTGCCGCCGGCGATGGTGAACCCGGTGCGCGTGCAGCTGAAGCTCGACGACGCTGCGGCCTTCGTCGACGGCTACATCGGCCAGGTGTACCGGCTGCCGCTGCGCGGCTGCGAGAAGCCCGACGCCAGCGGCAACAGCGTGTTCGTGCCGCCGCCGGTGCTGACGCGCCTGGCCTGCGACCTGGCGCGCTACTACCTCTACGACGATCTCGCGCCCGAGCACGAGGTGTACCGCCGCTACAAGGCCGCGGTGGCCGAGCTGGAGGCCATCGCCGAAGGGCGCGCGCAGCTGGCGTGCCCGTGGGGCGGCAGCCCAGGCGAGCTGCTCGGCGCCGATGCGCAGAGCGGCAGCGCGGAGACGCAGTACTGCTTCGGCCCGCGCGCGATCACCGACGAGACGCTGCGGGACTTCGGCTGATGGGCTCGCCGGACCTCAACCTGCTGGCGGCCGAGAGCGGCATCGTGCAGCGGCTGCAGCAGGCCACGCAGACCGGGCCCGACGCCTGGTGCCGCAAGATCGGCACGCGCGACTACCTGGCCACCGTGGCCGAAGAAATGCAGATCGCGCCGGCGGTCTACGTCGTCTACGACGGCCCGATGGTCTACGACGCCGACGAGCAGCGCGCCAACCTGGCGCACCGCTGGCTGGCCGTGATCGCCGTGGCCAGCGCCGAGCAGCCGCGCGAGGCCGCGCCGCGCAACGCCGAAGGCGGCCGCTACATGGCCGCCGTGTGGCAGGCGCTGCACGGCTTGCTGCTGCCGGGCCACACGCACGGCCTGATTCCGACCACGCCGCCGCGGCCGTACTACAGCCCCGGCGGCCGCTTCGCTTACTACCCGCTCGCGTTCTTGGCGCGGGCGCATTTCTCCACCCGCTTCGGCTTGGCCGGGGCAACGACCTGAAGGACGACGATGACCACCGAGTACTACTACTACGGCCAGGGCAAGGTGTGGAGCCGCCGGCTCAATGTGGGGGGCGGCAAGTGGCGTTGGTGGGGCGACGTGTCGTCGCTGACCATCGCGATGGAGATCGAGAAGCTCGAGCACAAGGAGAGCTACAGCGGCAACAAGGGCATCGCGCGGTCGTTCCCGACCAGCAAGGCGCTGAAGCTCACCGCCACGGTGCACCAACTCGACACCGACTCGCTGGCCGAGACCGTGTACGGCGCCACCAGCGCCATCGCGGCCGGCGCGGTGGTCGGCGAGGACCTGGGCACGGTGGCCGTGGGTGACGTGCTGAAGCTGGACTACGCGGGCGTCAGCGCGCTGGTGATCACCGACAGCACGGTGCCCACGGCGGCCACCATCGCCGCCGGCAACTACGTGCTGGACGAGCGCTTCGGCTCGCTGGAGTTCACGGGCCTGCCGTCGTCGCCGGCGCCGACGATGCCGCTGAAGGCCGCGTACAGCCACCTGGCGGCCAAGCAGGTGAACTTCCTGACGCAGGCGCAGCCCATCGTGGAGTTCCGCTACGAGGGCATCAACCTGGCGGAGAGCAACGCGCCGCAGATCGTCGAGATCTACCGCATGGGCACCGACCCGCTGCAGGAGCTGGCGCTGATCAACAACGACACCAACCTGAGCGGCGCGCAGATCACCATGGCCGCGCTGATCGACAGCACCAAGTCCGCCACCGGCGCGCTGGGCCAGTTCGGCCGCATCCTGCAGCTCGCGGCAGTCTGACGCATCATGGCCCGCAAGATCACGCGGCCGGCGGCCGCGGCAATGCCGCCGCCGCCGGAGAACGAGCTGGAGGTGCTGCACCCCGAGCGTGTCGTCACGCTGCGCGGCGGCCGCCGGCTGATGGTGCGCGAGTACGCGCACGTCGAATGGCTGCGGCTGCTGGCGCCGGCCGAGCCGCTGGTGGCGTCGATCGCGGCGGCGCTGGAGCAAGGCCGCGACCCTACGTATGAGGAGGCGCTTGCCTGCCTGGCGGGCAACATCGACGCGCTGGCGCCTCTGATCGCGCAGGCCTGCGACCTCGACCTCGACGACTACGCGGCACTGCCTCCCGACGACGGCGAGCTGGTGCTGATGGCGTGGTGGGGCGCCAACGGCCGTTTTTTCGTCGGCCGCGCGCTGAACCGCGTGGCGGTGCGGCGGCAGGAGCGCCAGGCGCGCGCGGCGGTGCAGGCCGGGTCGGATACGGCGAGATCTACGCCTGCCTGATCGCGCACGGCCACGCGCGAGCCGCGATCGATGCGATGACCGAGCGCCAGTTGAAGCTGTTCTGGCGCGAGGCGCAGCGCCGCGATGCGCGGGCATCGGCCACCCGTATCGCTGACGTCAATGCCGGCTTCGCCGGCGGCAAGCACGCCCGCGACCGCATCAACAGCCTGACCGAAGAGCGCTGAGCAACATGGCCACCCGTGAAGTCGTCGTCGCACTGCGCCTGCAATCGCAGATGCAGCAGGCCGCGCGCGACCTGGACGCCATTGCCGCCAAGCTGGG